GGCAAATTGTTAAACGCACAATCAGAACCGAAAGCAGATCAATGGGAAGTAGTAGAATTTCCAGCAATCTTGCCTAGCAATAGCCCTGTTTGGCCGAACTATTGGAAGCTAGAAGAATTAGAAGCGGTTAAAGCATCACTGTCAGAGGCTAAGTGGCAAGCACAATGGCAGCAAAATCCAACATCTGAAGAAGGATCAATCATTAAAAGAGAATGGTGGAAAGAATGGAAAGAAAAAGAAATACCTGATTTGGTACATATCATACAAAGTTATGACACAGCTTTCAGTAAAAAAGAAACAGCCGATTTTTCTGCGATCACCACGTGGGGCGTTTTCTATCCTCCAAACAAGGGGCCACACCTAATATTGGTTGATGTTCGTAAGGGGAGGTGGGACTTCCCTGAATTAAAAAAAATTGCATTAGAGGAGTATAAGTACTGGGAACCAGAGACTGTGATAATCGAAGCTAAAGCAACGGGTACACCCCTAACTCACGAATTACGTCAAATAGGAGTCCCTGTCGTCAATTTTACACCAAGTAAAGGAAACGATAAGCATGTACGTGTGAACTCTGTTGCACCATTATTTGAAGCGGGTAAGATTTATTATCCTGCTGATAAGCGATGGGCAGAAGAAGTTATTGAAGAATGCGCCGCTTTCCCTTATGGTGAGTACGATGATTTAGTGGATTCAACTACACAGGCATTAATGCGTTTTCGTCAAGGTAGCTTTATTAATCTACCAGATGACTATCAGGATGAACCACGGATCACGCAACAAAGGGAATACTACTAATGGCAGAAACATTTGACAATCCGTTGAAACAATTATTGTTAGATAAGATGATTGATAAAGGATTCTTTAATGCAAATGATATTGATCGATCTACCCTTCAAACAATATCAGATTTAGAAGATTCAGATATTTTAAAGCTATTAAAAGATTTTGGTGTTGGACCAACTATCGCTAAAAAAGAGGGTGGTATTGTTCACATGGAAAAGGGTGGTGATCCGTTATTAGGTAAACTTGTAGAAAAGCTAAAGAACAAACCTAAATTAGCCTCGGCTACTGAAACAATGACCGATGTTATGGAGGCTCTCAGTGATAAAGATACAATAACTACAAGACCATCTTCAGCAATAGCAAATATACAAAGAGGTTCAAAAGTTGAAAGAGCCATGGGTCCAAAAATATTTGAAGTTTTAAAAAAAGCAAAAATTACTGAAGCACAAATAAATAAAATAGTAAAAGTTCCCGATATAAATGATTTTACAGACGACTTTGATGGTTTTAATAAAGCGATGAAAAAATATCGGACCACGGCACTAAAAGGTTTAAATCCTGATCAATTAGACGCAGTACGAAGCTCAGGTTTTTTATCTGGTTATGCTGAACAAATGCGAAGAGACTTTATAGAAAAAGGTTCTACTATAGATGCGGATGGTAAAGTTAAAATAAAACCAAAATATAAAAATGTTCTAAGTATTGAAAACAATAAAGTTAAAATTCCGATGTCTGCTCAAAATAAATTTTTTGATGACAATTTTGATTTTGTATTTAAAAACAAAGCAACAGCTACAGGTGTAAAGAAACCAACAATACAATCACAGGTTTATTCAAAGATACAAGAGATTGGTAAAAAGACACTGAACAAAGCACAACAATTAAATTTAGATTTTGCTTTAGCACAAGTTGATAAACTTTTTAAAACTGCTCCTGACAAGGCTAAGGCTACTTTAAAAGAAATAGCAAAAGCAGTTAAGACAGGTAAACTGTTTATGGCTGGTGGTCCAATGACTTTTCTTGCCGAGAGTATGGCATCAGACCCAGATTTTCAAAATATGCTTTTAAGTGCTAACCCTGATTTTGCTAGATCTCTTGGAGTAGATGCAGGACCAATGTCTTTTAAAGATGGTGGCTCTGCTGAATCATCAAAAAATATTTCTGATGAAAATTTAAGTATGATAGAAACTGTATTGACAGATATATATAAAAGACAAGGTAGAAAAGTTCTAGATGATAGTCAAGTAATACGAATAGCCTTAGATCTTGCAAAAGCAAAATCGATAGGGGATAAAGAAGTAGACTTTGGAGGTACCTCAGAAGATAATATTAATCTTCTTATTGATAGCATAAATATGATGCAAGGTTCTGCCCTTGAAAAAGCCAAAGCCAGTGATATGATTCTAACTGCTGAGGAGGCTAAAGATAGCACAAAAAATTTCATTGAAAGAGGCATAAATAAATTAGGTAGAATGTTTAACTAAATTACAATAAAAGGAAGTTATGGCTATAGATAAAAAAATACAACCAGAAAATGCAGAGCTAGAAGCTCAAGAAGAAATTATAGTTGATGCACCTGGAGAATCTGAAGAAGTAAATATTGAAATGACGGAAGATGGTGGAGCTTTAATTAACCCACCACTACAAGCACCTTCTACTGATTTTTATGCAAACTTAGCAGAAGTTGTAGACGAAGATGAATTAACAAGAATTTCAAATAAGTTATTAGGTGAATTTGAAGATGATAAAAGTTCACGAAAAGATTGGGAAGAAGGCTTTTCAAAAGGATTAGACTTACTTGGTTTTAAATACGATGAAAGATCACAGCCATTTCAAGGAGCAAGTGGTGTCACACATCCACTATTAGCCGAATCAGTTACACAGTTTCAAGCACATGCATATAGAGAAATGTTACCAGCAAAAGGACCTGTCGATGTAAGTATTGTTGGTGAAGTTACAATGGACAAAGAAGCTCAAGCAGAGCGTGTTAAAGATTTTATGAATTATCAAATTACAAATGTGATGCAAGAATATGATCCTGAGATGGATCAATTACTTTTTCATTTACCTCTTGCAGGTTCAGCATTTAAAAAAGTTTATTACGATGCACAAAAAAATAGAGCTGTCGCAAAATTTATTCCTAGTGAAAATTTAGTCGTTCCTTACAACGCTAGTGACTTGATGTCAGCAGAACGTATTGCACACATTTTAAAGATGTCGGAAAATGATTTACGTAAAAAACAAGTTTCAGGTTTTTATCGAGACATAGATCTAAATCCAAGTATCTCTGAAGAAAACCCTATTCAAGAAAAAATAGATAAAATTGAAGGTGTGCAAAAAACAGATGAAGAGTATGACTTTAATCTAATAGAGTTTCATGCTGAATGCGATATAGAAGGCTTCGAAGATTTAGGCAAAGACGGAGAACAAACTGGAATCAAACTTCCTTATATTATCACAGTTGATCAAAACTCAGGCGAAGTCTTATCTATCTACAGAAACTACAAACCTAACGATCCAACAAAACAAAAGATACCTTACTTCGTACACTTTAAGTTTTTACCTGGTCTTGGTTTTTACGGCTTTGGTCTTATCCATATGCTTGGGGGTTTATCAAGAACGGCCACTTCAGCGCTCCGTCAGCTTATTGACGCGGGAACATTGTCCAACTTACCAGCAGGGTTCAAGGCCCGTGGTCTTAGAATCAGGGATGATGATTCACCAATACAGCCAGGAGAATTTAGAGACGTAGACGCACCGGGCGGTGCTATCCGTGATGGTTTAATGCCATTACCATACAAGGGACCTGATCAAGTATTATATCAACTATTAGGATTTGTCGTGCAAAGTGGTAGAGAGTTTGCTTCTATTGCTGATCAAAAAATTGGCGATGGCTCACAAGCCAATCCAGTTGGTACTACAATGGCATTATTGGAACGTGGTTCACGGGTCATGTCAAGTATACACAAAAGATTGCATTACGCACAACATATCGAGTTTAGAATTCTAGCAAGAGTATTCGCTGAATACTTACCACCAACATATCCATACGCTGTACGTGGTGGAGACAGACAAATTAAATTAGCAGATTTTGATGATCGTGTAGATGTTATACCTGTAAGTGATCCAAATATCTTTTCTATGACACAACGTATATCGTTGGCACAAACACAATTACAATTAGCGCAAAGTAATCCAGAACTTCATAACATTTATGAAGCATATAAAAGAATGTACATGGCTTTAGGGGTAGATGCAATAGATGCAATTTTACCACCACCTCAACCGCCTGCTCCTCTTGACCCTGGAAAAGAAAATGCAAACGCTTTAAAAGGTTCACCGCTACAAGTATTTCCTGGACAGGATCATGAACAACATATCAATGCACATCGTGCTTTCATGTCTTCGTATTTGGTTAAAAATAATCCGCAGATATTATTAATTTTGCAAAGTCATGTATCTGATCATATTTCACAACAGGCAAAAGAAGAAATTGAAGCAAAGAATGCACCATTAATACAAGAACAAGCAGCACAATTTGGTGGACAAGTACCACCAGAGCTCATGCAACAATTTCAAATGCAAAATGAAAAAGAAATTGCTGCTCTTATTGCTCAAAGAACAGAAGAAATGGTAGCAGAAGAACAAGAATACTTAGAAGGTAATCAAACTGATCCTTTATTAGACCTTAAAAAACGTGATTTAGATATTCAAGAAGCAGAAATACAAAGAAGAGCTTTTGATGATCAGCAACGTTTAGAACTTGATAAAGAAAAAGTTGATCAACAAAAAGAAATAGCACAAGAAAAAATACAATCGCAAGAAGATATCGCTCAATTAAGAGCAAATGTTAATTTATCAAAGCAACGAGGTAATTAATGGCAACACTTTCAGCAGCAGAGATACGTAGACTAAGAAAACAACTTAAAAATAGAAAAAAATCTATTGATCCTAAAAAAATAGCACAATTAATTAAAGCAGGTGTGCAGCCCTCTCAATTTACATCACTACAAGGTTTTAAAAAAGGTGGTTCTGCTTCTAAGAAGTCTAAAAAACGTAAAACTTAGTTGTAAAAAAGGTGATTGTGTCTAATATTGATAATATGATAACTGCAACCGAGAGATTACAAGAGTTTTTTGATAATTTATTGGCTTTTTCTGATCAAACTACTAAAAGTCAGGAAGATCAGATACTTTTAGCGGGGTCCATGATGGCTGTAGCTAAAATATTGTATCATAATAACTTATCAGAGATAGAGTTTCAAAAAATTATGGATCATAATGGAAGAGACTTGCTAAATCTTATAAAACCTACTATACATTAGCCATGGCAATCGACACAACAAAAATTAATAAATCAAAAAAAAGTAAAGATGACTTTATTGAGGTATATTTAAAAAAAGGTGAACAAAAAGGTGAACAAGTACCAATTCTTCGTTCAGAATTTAATCCTAAAATACATGATTTAGCAGCACCTGAAAAAACACCAGGTAACTTAAATAAAGCAGAATTGGCTCTAATAGCTGAAGCAAATCCAATTAAAAGAGGTAAAACAAAATCAAAAGCAAATCCTGGTGACGCAGGTGGTTCAATTGCTAAACTAGCAAAAGGTGGTTTCCCTGATTTATCAGGTGATGGTAAAGTTACTCAAAAAGATATTTTAATGGGTAAAGGTGTAATTAAAATGAAAAAAGGTGGTATTGTTAAAAAGAAATCATCTAGAACAAGAATTGCCAAAAGAGGTTTTGGTATTGCAAAGAGAGGTTATTAATGAAATTTAAAAATGCAAAAATGACGATTGTTCCTCAAAAAAATCCATTTCCAAACACAAAAGTTGGTTCAGACGCAGCTATGCTTTTTCCTGCTTTTGTTGTGAAAGATAACAAAGGAACTGGACCACAAGGTCAAACAAGTAGAATGCAGATTAAAAAAGTAGCTTTTAAAGGCGTAAAATAGTATAATTCCTGTTTTAACAAAGGAGGTTCTATGAACTTACTAAAAGATCTATGGTCACACATTAAAGAGTGGAGTGACTGGCAGATGAAAGATTGGATCAAGGCCGCTATTGTAGCGATCGTTGTTATCTGGATAATTAGC